CCCTTGATTATCACTGAATAATACCTGATAATCTACATCATCACTTTTCGTATCTACATTGATGAAGTTTGCATTGGTTGCAGTACCAGCCAAACCAGCAGTGACTGTGGTTGCAATAATATTTGTTGAAGATAATGTATTAGTGGAGGGATTATAAACTAATCTACTGCTTTGACTATCAATATACATCCTTGTATATTCCGTGTCACCAGCATCACTGAAGATGAGTTGATAGTTAGTATTATCACTCTTACTATCAACGTTAATATCATCAGCACCAGTTGCAACACCAGATACGTTACCAACTAATCTATTAACTGTCAGGATATTTGTTGATGGATTATAACGCATCTGTCCATTTTCACTATCAACATATAGATTCTGATAGTTTGAACCGATACCTAAAGTTTCGGTAAATGGAACTTGATAATTTACATTATTACTTTTTTCTTGTAAACTGACTCTATCGGTACCAGTAGAAATACCAATTAATGCAGTTTGATCTTGTCTTACAGTTAAAATACCTGAACTTACACTGAAGTTTTGTGGACCTTTCAGATTGTTAATTGTACCAATACCAGATACAAAAATATTCTCAAAATCAGCTTGTGTATCACTGTCAAGATATTGAGTGACTGTTAAAACACCAACTAACTGTTCTTTGTAGTCATTATTGATGTAGATTGTACCACCCATACCTGCGGTATTGGATGCCTGATAGTACAGAATGTTTGGTGCATTAAATGGAACCTTGAAGGTAACGATACCTGCTTGAGCACCATTATTGACTACACCATCATTATATTGATTATTGAGGTCAGCAGTTGGTTGAGTCTTAATATAGAATGGGAAACCAGCAGTATCTACATGGAACTCATATTTTGCAGCTCTTTGAAGATAGAGTTCTGGATCATCAGTATTTTGTGTGAAACCAATACCAGGAGGATCACCTGCAGTCAAATACCTAAAGGTGTTTGAATTCACCTCTTCAATATTAAATTTCGTATAAACTTCTGCGTTATTTGCGTCTAACTTATTATCTACAGTTACGTTTGTAAAACCAACCGTACCACCTGCTGATATTTGACCAGATAATGCTGTACCCTTAATATTACCAGTAACTTCAAGATCACCGTAGATATATGTGGCTGTGGTACCTGTAGATACAGGACCTATAATATCTAAAGTATAAACAGGGAGAGTTGAACCAATGCCTACCTTTTGACGACCAGTGGTAGCTGCAATAGAAACGAATGTTCCACCAACACCAATATCCACACCTTCATTTGTGGTGACAATACCAGTAAAGGTTGCTCTTTGTGCAGAAATCGTAGTTCCAACAGCAAGAGAAGTACTTACCTCTGCATTTCCAATAACGACGAGTTTTTTGTCAGCTTGAGTGGTTCCAATACCTACTCTATCAGTATCGGCATCCCCGTAAATAAGATTTTCATTTACTTGGATGCCATTTTTTATGACAAAATCCTTATCGACTGCCATTAGCTCTCCTGGGTTTCACTATCCACCCTATTTTTTTATTATTTATTAACTGTCGATGGTTCCGAATGTCTTACAAACATTATTTGTCGTGTATACCCAACCAACTGATCCACCATTAGATGGATTAGCAGATAATACTAAATCACCTGGGTTTCCAGCTTCAGTTTGTGTAGAAATTCCAACAGTGATTTTTCTAGAAACTTGAGCATCACCTTGTAGGAACAGACTATTTGCCTCAATACCATCATTTGATGTACTGGTAATTTTTTGAGTGAATTGTACTGGTCCATTGAATTCTGAGAGAATAGTATTTGTATCACCACCATCAACGACAATACTTCTACTTACTTTCAGAACAGAACTTTCGACGTAGTTGAACTCAGAAGTCTCGTTTCTTATACCAATCGTGAATGGATCTTCACCAACAACTGTTTGAACTGGAGTGTCATAAACTTGTTCTCTTCCTGTGTTAGATGCAATTCTCTTGTTTCCAATGAAGAAGTCACCTCTATCATTCATACCAGTGTAATTGATTGCACCACCAGATGTAGTTTGTGATTGAACTGTAATTTGTTGTGGAAGTGTAAGTTGTTTGGTCTGTTTACTTGGGAATGCAGTTGAATAATTTCCTGGACCATAACCCATGTATTCAAATGTGTGACCAGAGGCACGAATAATTGAGTTTCTTCTAAATTCAAGTGGATAGAACTTCACTCTGCTAATTACAGCACCATTCACATGAGTATCAGCATTTGTTCCATACACACCTCTGAATACTTTAAGTTGTGTGCTACTTGCTGTTCTACTTACAGTAGTTTTGATTCTCATGATTTCATCATCAACCATCAAATAGTCACCAATTAGGAAACTATAGTTTGTCATGTTATTAACTTCAATTGTATCAGTAGTTTTAGAGGTGATAGCAGAAGACAATGTGGTTGTGATACCAGCATAGATTGGTGTCTCTCTACCATGAAGTCTTCCACTACTTGATACAATATCGCCACCATTATTGTAGAATCCTGCAGGATGAAGTCTGATTGTACCAGTCGTTGAAGGAGTTACTGTGTTCACTCCAACATTAAGAACGACAGTAGTCAAACCAATTTTATCAACACAAAGGAATGTACCATTGTAGAATGATTGAGCAGCACCACTCACTGTGACACTGTTATTAACTCTAAAGTTGTTTGCATAGTCTGTAGTGACTGTTGCAATACCAACGTCCTTATTATATACGAAACTTGAAGTATCATATGCAGGACCCATAACAGAGAAACCTCCAGGACCACATACATTAATACCAAGTCCAGAAGTAGTGATACCAGGAGATTCATTTGATAATGGTTGTACCTCAAATTCCTTTAGACCAGATATTGATGTGATTCTATACTGAGTATTATATCTTCTTCCATCATAATCATCAATACCAATAATGTTGATTGTATCATTTCTATTATCATAAATCTTAGTGACACTACCAGTAGCAAGAGTAAAACCAGTGGTTGTTGCAACACCAACAACTCTAAATGTGTCACCCTCAACATAAGCGGAACCGCCATCCATGACAGCAATGTCAATGATCTCACCAGATGATGTACCATCAACAGTTACCAATGCAGTTGCATTTCTACCAATCGAACCAGCACTAGTGTTTTCAAGTGTAGCATTGTAATAGTATTGAATAGTTGAAGAACCATCACCATAGTTTGAACCACCATTGTCAATTGTCAATCTTGTTGCTCTAGCCAATCCATGATCATGATCAGTGAAGATGGTATAAGCAGTTCCAACATTATTGGACACAATATCAGTGATACCTACACCGATACCTGTCTCGGTGAATAATTCTTCCAAGGTTTCACCAGTAATGCTATTTTGTGGATCATTTATGTAGACTTCGCCAACATTGGAAGGAACTGCATGACATGATGATGAATCGGCAGTTGATTTTGGATTATCTCTATCAAATTGTGGGAATAAGTTTTGAACTGGTTGAGAGAATGCATATTCATCAGTATCAAACGGTGCAACACTTGGTCTTTGATCAGAATTAAGAAGGCTCAGGTAGTAAATACCATCTTGCTCACCATTTTTATATTCATTGATGGTAGTTACATCATACACAAAGAAATCTTTGGTAAAGTTTTTTCTCTTAAATGTTGGTAGTGCAGTGGTTCTTTGTGAGGTATTGTTAGTAAATGTACCAGGACTTACTCTAATTTGGTTGACTTGGAAGGTCTTAGCACTAGAAATACCAGTAACTTCATAAGTACCATTAAAACCTGAATTTCCAACACCGACAGTTGGGAAAAGAGTACTTGTTACGTTATCAATTTGGACCGTAGAGCCAATTGAAAGATTGTGTGGTCTCTCGGTGGTATAATATGCGATACCTGCCTTATATTCGACATTAGCAATATAACTAAAATTTCTTAACTGGGCATCATTGCTCATCGTAACTGAGCCTGGATTAAATTCGAGTGCAACCTCAGTGTTATTTTCTCCAGTTACATCACCAGATTCCTGAAGAACGTAACCATCGAGAGGTGGTCTTGCAGAATCAGAACCAGTATTAGCTGGAATGACAAATCTTACCTGGTGAATTCTATCACTAGACTGTCTAGTATCAATCTGTCTCGTGAAGAATGTTCTTGGAGTAGCATCACCAATACCGCCTCCTACTACCTTTGAATAGAGGTTATTTTCTGTAGATGCACCAGATACATTTACATACCACTGATTGTGTGTTGTATCATATTGAATAGGGTGACCGATGTCCCCAGATCTCTTATCACTTACTCTACTTTCAACAATGAGAGTATCCCCAAGATTATTAATTGATACCTTATTTCCTGACAAAGAATCATTGAAACTCTGTGCTAGTTGGAGTTGGTTAGCACCAAGTCCATCTACGATACTAAAATAAATTTTATTGTGAATTAAACCATCAGGAAGTCTGCCATCATTTGAAATAACTCGAACCGACTGACCTTGTTGGAATTGATGGTTTTCAGTGAGTGTAATGGTTGAATTAGTAATACTGTTACCAGTAGAAACATTTCTACCAACTCTTCCATATTTGGTAGAAGAAACTTCTCTGGTATCATATGCTGTATCATCCATGATAATACGAGCACGGAAGTTTGTTGGTGTTCCAGAAACTGGAATAATGGCATTCAGTTCATCATTTTTCTTTGCACCAATTCTGTAACCGTTAATGATACTTGTAGGTGGTTCATCTAAATTGGTCTGATTGTAGAGATAAAGTCTAGATGTATTAGCAACAGAAGTTGTCTTTGATACATCGATAGATAAAAATTCGATCGATGCAGTTTCTGGTTTAATTTTCTTTGGTGGTATAATTTGTGTGACGTAACCCACATCATCATGTGAGAATACATTATTCTTATATCCCTTTGATACAAGAGCAATCTGACCAAAGTTGGAGTTTGAGTTGGTGACAGAGAAGTCAGCACCAGATTCGGTTATAAAATGATTTGCATATCCAATTGCAAAGATAGAAACTAACTGGATCAGACCATTATTCGAAGCCTTGATGTGGTAGTTAGTGTAGTCAGGTTTATAAACAGCATCAGAATCTGTGTGAAGATTTGGAATGGTGGTAGAATCATCAAATGAACCACTCGTAGTATTGTACTTAACAAATGCATTGTCATCTACTTGAAGACCTACTCCTGTGTATTGAGCAACGACCATGGATTTGAATCCATCTGCCTTACTTCCATCTGCGTGCATACCACACATACCATAGATCGATCTCAATGATACGTTGAAAACATATGGTGAAGCAGAAGTAACCGTATCGGTAGAAAGTTCTACTGTAGAACCAGTTGGGTTGGGAAGTGCATCACCTGGAGGAACTGGAACTTCATATTTAAACCCTGTTACACCTGTTGAATCTGCACTTGTGATTTCAGTGACAAGATAGGTACCATTATATCTTGTATCAGTGACGTTACTAATGATAACGTTGGTGTCAGTATTGAGACCAAAAATACCATTTGAAAGTTTGACATCAATTATTGGTGATGTAGTTGCACCATCTCCCGCCTTAATACTATTAATACCAACTGAACCCTCTACGGGACCAACAATTCTATACTCGTCGATCTTGGGTTGAATATCTACACCTGAGCTTGGATAGTCAGGATCAATCTCTCTTCCACTTCCAGGACCATAAGCAATACCAATCTTTTCATAATACATTTCCAGATCAGTACGATCTGTGGTATATGTCAAAAAGTCGTCATTAATATCGACATCATTAACACCATCAGCATATTCAAATACTGTTAACTTATGGTGTGAAAATGTTGGTTTAAATTTGTTAGTACTATAATCTTTGAAACAACTCTTATTTGCGTCTGCGTCTTTTGCAGTGAAACTGTTGAGGTAACAACCACCAGTCAATCTAAAGATTGCAGATCTCTCAATGGCTGCATTGACTGGATTGGGAACGTAAATTGGACGAATGACACATTTTCTTAAATCTTGTCCAACAATCGATACACCTCTGGGGACAATAACACCACCATGAATACTATTGACCTTATAAAGGTCATTATTAGTATCAAATACATCAAAATTACTTGTATTACTGAACGCAGTAAAGTCTCCCGAAGTGATACCACTTCTTAAACGAAAACTGACACCACTTGGAATCCAACCAGGTCTGTTATCAATGTAATGTTGACCAGGTGCAAGATAGACAGTTGTTTTCTCAAATCTGTCATTATCTAGACCCCTCTGATAAGAGAATCTGGAAGCTTCAATCAGTGCTCTCTGAAGGGTTTTAAATGGACGAGCCATTGAATTACCCTGGTTCTCAATACCATCTGTCGCATCCAGATTATTAGGATCGACATATAAAATATTTCCCTTTACATTTTTCAGAAAGTTATCAAGACGCGATAATGGCATTTTACTTTTACCTAGGCACAATCCTTCTTATTCATATTTATTATAAAAAAACCTCCCCTAAGGGAGGTTGATTACCACAGAGTGGCTATTCCTTCACACGGCTCTAATAGTATAACACTATATCATATCGTTGTCAAGTAGATACTCTGTAGAATATTATACAATTCAAGTCAGTGGGCATGACGGGACTCGAACCCGTACGGGAATACTCCCAACGCATTTTAAGTGCGTATCGGCTACCAATTACGACACACGCCCATAAAAAACCTATTCAGGTTTATAAGTTGGAGAATGAAAACGACAATATTCGTTAAAAGTAATTTTCATCTCTTTCCAAGTCAATCCACAATTTTCTGCTGCTTTAGGTACATTCCATTTTGCGGAAAACAGCATTTCCATAGATTTGCGAGTTTCAGGTCTCATATAAAAAGTAATAGGGTTCAAAAATTACTGGGATTTTTTTCTCGACATTTTACAAATCAAAGGCCGATTTTGATAGGAGGTTCTGCATAGACAACAGATTTCTCATCAACAACGGCCTTGATAAGGTCAAGGACATTCATGAACTCATTGAGGTCTTCACAGTCAACGGTCTTCTTTTCTCCGTGACTAGAGTATAAGTAAAACTTGGATAGGGTCTCATCAATAACTACCCGAGTCAACCATTCGTCGTCCTCGTGTTTTGTATAACAATTATCGGGAAGGGGTCGGGACATGAGTCAGCACTGGTTACCTAGCAAGTATAGGACGATCAGGAGTCCTTGTCAACCTTGTTTGCTATCATAGTGGAATCCAGAAACAGAATACTCATCATTGTTTCCTGGATAATCTGCTGGTGTCTCACCTTGATACTCTACAATAAGATTCTCACCATCTTTGCGCATTGCATTGACAAGATAGTGACAATGGATGTTTGCAGCAACTCCAGACTTGATGATGATTCTTTTGCCCCACTCAATTTTTTCTACAATCAAGTCTTGTGAAGACCCAATCTGAGTTAGTTGAACAGTAATGCTCTCAATATCAACCAACCCAGTCCAGTATTCAGGTAACTCAATTACATTCTTATCCTTCAAAGTGCCTCTGAAGTAAACTCCATTCTCAGGACCTTCCAAACAGGTGTGGCGCAGTCTCCACCCCTTCTTTGTTGGGTGTGGAATATCAAAGTTCTTCTTGGCAGAGAGGACATTACCTCCACTATCTTGAACAGAGTTCCCAAGAATAGTTCCTCCACTAGTAATGGCTCCATCAATATTGATCAAACCCGCACCATTGATCTGTTGATTCAGTTGAA